ACCGCCCTCACACCCGCTACGGATTTTCATAACAAGAGGGACATTGTTTCCGCCCGTTCCCATACGGGAAGTAAGGGTCTGTATCTTGTCTTCCTCTTCGAGCTTAACTCTGCCGTCAGCGGGATGGTTTTCAAGAGCTATGGTCGCAGGGACTACACCACTACGAAGCGTAGGCGCACACTCTTCCTCATAGCCGATGCTACGGCTCTTGGCAGAATGCTCGGTGCAAAATCCCGCACTCTCCACTACGCAAGGCGGATGATGCGCCTCTGCTCGGAGCGTACACGTTACCTCGTCGGTAACATCCATACGATTGCCACCTTGGTCGTTCAGCACCACGCCGTTGCGTCCCGTGGACATTCCACAGTTGACACCGAGCGTTGCGGCTTTATCGCCTGTTAGGTCTGCGTTGTAGCCGTCAATGCCGATGCCTGACGTTCCAGCGCCACCTTCAATATCGTTGGTAGCTCTTTGCCACGCACGGAAGCCCTCCGCAGAATACCTTGACAAGCCCTCGGACTTAAATAGTATGTCTCCGGCACTCCCGCCTGCAAAATCTGCGACAAGAAAGATGCGGCGTCTTCGTTGGGGGACTCCCCAAAATTGAGCGTCGAGAACTCGGTACGCCACGCTCCATCCGTCTCCCAAGTAGAGGTCGGCGTAAGGCCATCCCCCTTGGTCAGGCGCAGGCACCTCGGCATTCTCTTCGACGACGCCGATGACCGATTCGAGGACTGCTTTGAAGTCTTGTCCTCCGTTAGAGGAGAATGCGCCCGGCACGTTCTCCCATACGATGTATCTTGGATATTTTCCATTTGTTGCACTCCTCATTTCTTTAATGATGCGGACAGCTTCGTAAAACAGAGATGACCTTGCGCCGTCAAGTCCGTTTCGTTTGCCCGCCACTGACATATCCTGACAGGGTGAGCCGAAAGTTATAATATCTACGGGTTCAATCTTGCCACCGTCCATAGCGGATATATCTCCGTAGTGTTTCATAAAAGGTATGCGCTTTGTTGTAACTCTTACGGCAAAAGGCTCGACCTCCGATGCCCATACGGGAGTGATGCCCGCAAGCATACCACCAAGAGGAAAGCCGCCAGAGCCGTCAAACAAGCTGCCGAGTTTAAGATTTTCCATGTCTTACCTCCACTTCTTTTACAAGCTCTTTATACGGGATACGCTCACCCTTACGCAAAACATAAACGCTATCGGCATCCCTCGTATCCTCTACATAACGGCGGAGAATGACGGAAGCATATTTTTCATCAAGCTCCATCGTATAACAGATGCGGTTTGTCATCTCGCACGCCATAAGCGTAGAGCCTGAACCGCCAAAGGTGTCAATTACGATTGCGTTCTCCTGCGAGGAGTTGCGGATCGGGTACGAAAGCAAATCAAGCGGTTTGCTTGTGGGATGATTTTCGTTACGCTTGGGCTTGTTAAAGTTCCAAATGGTCGTTTGCTTGCGGTCGGAATACCACCTATGCTTACCGTTTTTAAGGAAACCATAAAGCACGGGTTCGTGTTGCCACTGATAGTCCGAGCGCCCAAGAACGAGGCTGTTTTTTGACCATATGCAAACGCCAGCGAGATGGAATCCTGCATCGATAAAGGCGCGGCGGAAGGTCAAGCCCTCCGTGTCTGCGTGGAAGACGTAAGCAGAGCCGCCGTTTTCGGTATGCGCCACCATATTTTCAAAGGATTTATAAAGGAAATTGTAAAATTCCTCGTCCTTCATACTGTCGTTTTGAATGGTCAACCCGCTTGTACTCTTAAAGGACACGCCATAGGGAGGGTCGGTCACGATAAGGTTGGCTCGCTTGCCGTCCATAAGAGTTGCAACGTCATCGGCGTTTGTGGCATCACCGCAAACAAGCCTGTGTCTGCCAACTACCCAGACATCGCCTTTTTCCACGAAGGCGGCTTTTTCAAGGGCTGCGGTAAGGTCGAAGTCGTCATCTTCCACATCTCCCGCGTCCTTGCCAAAGAGGTCGGCAATCTCGTCTTCACCAAAGCCGGTGAGCGAAATATCAAAAGCCTCTGCCTGCAAAGCCTCGATTTCAACCTTTAAGAGGGCTTCATCCCACCCTGCGTCAAGCGCCATACGGTTGTCCGCAATGATGTAGGCTTTCTTTTGCGCCTCGGTCAGATGGTCAACAAAAACGCACGGAACTTCGCTGATGCCTTCTTCTCGCGCCGCCATCACACGCCCGTGACCTGCGATAATACCAAAGTCACGGTCAATAATAACGGGATTGATGAAGCCGAACTCACGAAGGCTTGAACGGAGCTTGTTTATCTGCTCCGGGGAGTGGGTTCGGGCGTTGTTTACGTAAGGAACGAGCTTGTCAATATGTACAAGCTTCATATCGGTTGTGGTTTTACTCATAAAATTGCCTCCCGATAATGACAACCTTCTGCCATTGCTTCATAGTTGCGGTCATAAAGGTTCAGCTTTTCGATAATGCCGAGAGGAGTTAAATCGTAAGCGGAGCGAATTTCATCGGCAAGGTTGAGGTTTTTATCGTTTCTAACGATAATGGATACGGGTTCTGCGATACCGATAGCATATCCGAGCTGGATTTCGCACCACTTGAGTCCGTGGAGCTTGAGCATTTGGCAAGCAAGGTGGCGTGCCATATAAGAAGCACTGCGGTCAACCTTTGTGGGGTCTTTACCACTGAAAGCGCCACCGCCTACGGCGCAGTATCCGCCGTATTGGTCGCACACGATTTTTCTGCCCGTAAGACCGCAGTCAGCCGTGGGACCGCCAAGAGTCCACGAACCCGAAGGATTGATAATCAGTTCGGGAAGTTCGTGTTCACCGAAGATTTTTTGAATGAGCGCCGTAACGCTTGCTTTGACGTCGGCAAGTGCGGACATCTCCTTATGACACACCGAAACTACGATACTTTTTACGGAATCAAAGGTAGGTTCCGCATCAAGGTCAACCGTCACCTGCGTTTTCGCATCTCCCTTAAAGTGGGAGTTGGGATTGGTTTCGATATCGTGTTCAATAGCGGCAATCACCTTATTGGCAAGGTCAAATCCGAAAGGAAGTTGACTCTCGGTCTCTGCCGTGGCATAGCCGAACATAATGCCTTGGTCTCCCGCACCGATTTTCGTGTCGGAGGTTACCGCTTCATTGATTTCGTGGGACTGCTTTCCGATAAGGTTAATCACCGATTCCACGGTGTAGCCGAGCTTTGCGGCAACCCTGCGGACGATTTCAACATAATCCACTTTGGCGTTGGTCGTAATCTCTCCGCCGAGAACAACGGTGTTATCTTTTACCATCGTTTCAATCCCGCAGTGGCTCTTTTGGTCTTGGGAGAGGCACTCGGTAAGGATGGCATCGGAAATTTGGTCTGCGAATTTATCGGGGTGATATTTGCTAATCTGTTCTGTTGAAAATAATCTCATTTTTTACTCCTTTCATCTCCGCCTTGCGGATAGTAATCTTTCCATCACGTCATCGTGGGGAGTTGCGCCGTCGTATTCAACGGAGCAGTTTTCCTTTACGATCTGGAAGATGGAAAACCAAGTGGCGTTGACCTGCTTCATATAGTCGCGGCTCATAGCCACATAGGGACTTGCGATAGCGTTACCCGTGGTCGGATGCTTGGCAAGGAAGCCGAACTCGGAGATAGCCTCTTCGCACTGTATCCAACGGGAAACAGACATCGCATACTGCTCAATCAACTGCGTGTTGACAAGTTTGTCGCAACCGCGCGCCTTGAGCCATTGGAAGGTACTAATAAAAACCTCTTCGGCGCATAAATTTTTGCCGTTTTTCTGCGTGGCTTTGAGATATTCCTTTATGGGAGGAACGTCTGCGCCTTCAAATTCCACAGGGTCGGGCAAAATCATAGCGCCATCGGTCTTACCTTCATTGATTTTATCTACGAGCGCCTTCTTTTTTGGTCCAGTTCCGGGGCGCGCCCCACCTCGGTTTGTGCCGTCTTTAGCCATATTTTTCTACACTCCTTTTGCTTTTTTGTGCCTTTTAGGGTTAATACCCCGTTTGAATAGGGAAAAATGCACACGAAAGCCCCAGCCCGTTGACCTGATATAGGTCCCGGAGTTTGACTCCCCCTACCGGGCGTTGTTCCAGCGGTCGCCACGCTCTGCGTGTATTCTTGCGTGACAGGATTTGCAAAGAGAAATAAGGTTTGCACGGCTATGTGTTCCACCTTCCGCAAGCGGTACTTTGTGATGCACCTCTTCGGTCGGCACAAGCAGTCCCTCTTCAAGACACTTCTCGCACAAAGGGTGTTGCTCCACATAACTATCTCGGATTCGTTTCCAAGCTCTGCCGTACCTACGGCGTACAGCCGGGTCTCGGTCGTACTTCTCGTAGCGCTTTGCTTCTTGCTTTGCGTGTTCCTCGCAGAACCGCCCGTCCGTTAGCTTGGGACAACCGGGAAAGGAACATGGTCGCTTTGGTCTTCTTGGCATTCTCACACCTCCTTTTGGGTATAAAGAAAGCCACCCACGCTCCGTTTGCGTGAATGGCTCTCGTGTATTCTTTTGCAATTATAGTATATCATAAGGGCAAGGGTGTCATCTCTGTCCAAACCTGTTCATTTCTGCCATCTTTTTAATTTTTGCAAAAAAATATTGCCCATCCGAAGATAGGCAATAAAATGTTTTTTATATGATGGTATAGAACGTTGCGGGACCGTTGCCGTGTTTTACAATGTGCTGTTCTGCCACAAGTTCTCGCAGTGCTTTTTCTACCGCAGAACGGCTGAGGCTAGGACACATTTCCATCACGTCACTCTTGGTTATCTTACCGAGCTTCTTTGCGAACACTTCCTTTACCATTTCTTTTGCCGTCTTTTTGCTAGAAACGATTTCCAAGCGTTCTTCAAAATCTCTGTAAGCGGAAAGGATAACCCCGAGAATATATTTTGTAAATGCGGTATCATCATTCTTGCCCTCGTGCCAGTTTTCAGAAGCTAGTTGAAGGGCATCATAGTAATCATCCTTATGGTCGTGTATTTTCTTTTCAAGGGAAATATATTTACCTACCACATACCCACTCTTATAAAGAAGCAAGGTTGTAAGAATTCTGCTCATACGACCATTGCCGTCGTTAAAGGGATGAATACAAAGGAAATCGTGTATAAAGGTAGGAATCACAACAAGCGGATCAACCTCACCCGTAGCAATGATTTCATTGTAGGTCTTGCAAAGCCTCTCCACCGCATCAGGCGTTTCAAACGGCTCAAGCGGTCTAAATCTAACAATCACGCTGCCATCGGCTCTGATTTCATCAATCTCGTTAGATGTGGTCTTGAACACTCCGCCAAACGACGTCGGCAAGAAGGAATACAGCATCTTATGAAGTTGCAATATAACGTTTGCCGTGATAGGCATATACTCAAAGCTCTCATGCACCATTTCAAGAACGGCACGATAGCCGAGAATTTCTTGCTCATCTCTGTTGCGGGGAGTCGTCTTTTCATCCATCAACCGCTTTAAGCGCTGATTGGTTGTAACAATACCCTCAATAGCGTTGGATGCCTCGGTACTTTGTATCTTGGCAAGCTCCACAAGCCTTTCCAGTTCAAAGGGTTTCTGCTGCAAATACAGTTGTTGTTTACCCTTATACTCGTGAATAAGACCGATATATCCAAGTATATCTCTGTCCCAATGTTTATCTTTTAGGAAATTATAGTTAAATTCACGCATAATCCCTTACTCCTTTCTTTAATCGCTTATATTATACCCGAAAGTAAGCGATTTGTCAACAGCAAAAGCGATATATCTCTTACTTTTTTATAAAAAATGCGGGATTTTTTGTCGAAGTAAGGGATTCGGCGTTTATATTATTGTCAGGAAGGTACTACGATATGCGTAAGCCCGCTTTTATAAAACCTACGCACAGAGGTTACCGAGAGATGAAGCTCCAAGGCAATCTCGTCCCACGTGAGGTTTTGTATATAGCGGTAAAGAAGGACGAACCTTTCATCCACATCGGGGACCGCTTCGATCACCGCTTGGATTTCATCCTTTAGCTCATTCAGCCGTGCAAGCTCCTCGTTTATTTTCGCTTCCTTCTCCCATATCTTCTCAAGTGCTCGGACAAAGGGGGCTTCAAAGCTCCTTGTGCCTTCCACTTTCTCACCCCAAGAGGGAGAAGAAATGCTACAGGAAAGCTCCCGCAACTCTTCAAGCGTCGAAAGGTCGTATTTGATTTTTCGGTTCAAGTAGTACACTTGGTTCAAATATTCATGCGCAGTCATCAATCTCCCTCCGTAATCTTGTTATAAGCAACTCACCATCCACCGCGGTAAGTGTTCGATACCATTCCGAACGGAAGAACTCCTCAACCTCGGCTATGGTTTCCTTGGCAGGCGCATACCTCGGATGGCGTTTATATGTCTTCAGCGCCTTACGATAATCCTTTACCGCTTGAAGAATGATGGCGTTTGCCAAATCAGTATAATGTTCCATATTTACCTCCCAAGCTCTGCTTTTACCGCGTCAATTAAGGCATCTTGCGTTTTTTCTTTCTTTTTAAGAGCCTCAAGCACACGCTCGTCAATGGTATCCTTGGTTACGATGTGATGAATAACCACCGTTTCTTTTTGCCCTTGGCGGTACAGACGTGCGTTGGTCTGCTGATAAAGTTCAAGGCTCCAAGTAAGCCCAAACCATATCAAGGTCGAACCACCCGTTTGCAAGTTCAATCCGTGACCCGCAGATGCAGGGTGAATCACACCAACGGCTATCTCGCCTCTGTTCCAAGCTCGAATGTCCTCATCGGTTTTTATC